AGGCTTCCGTGCTATGACAAGTGCCTTCGATGACAATGGTAAACTCATCCGTAATGACGTGAATGACATGGGCATGGCTGTACAGCGAGACATTGATCAAAATGGTAACCTTCTGGTTTCATCTTTTGATGCTCAAGGTACCCGAATTAACCAAGTAGGTTATAACATCGAAGATATGATGGGAATGCTTGGATCAGTACAGGGTAGTTCAATAGCAGATACAGGACTTCTTTCGCCAGCGGTGAACCGTAGTCCATATGCTCGAACTTAGAGGTAACATATATGATACCAACAAGTGTAAGCCAGACAGGCATAGACCTAATTAAGAAGTTCGAGGGTCTGCATAAAGTCGGTGACGATGGTATGATCCACAGTTACCGCTGTAGCGCTGGAAAGTGGACCATAGGTTTTGGCTCGTGCAAGGGTGTAAGGTCAGGGATGAAGATCACCCCTGCCGAAGCAGAAGACCTTTTAGCAAGAGATATTGAGTCTCACGCTAAAGCTATTCACCGCTACGTCCATGTCCCACTATCCCAAAATCAGTACGACAGTTTGACCTCGTGGATTTTCAACGTAGGCGAAGGTAACTTCAAATCCAGCACCTTGCTCAAGAAATTGAATAAGGGTCTGTACGATGAAATCCCAGAGCAACTGAATAGATGGAACAAGGCCCGAGTAGATGGTAAACTAACTCCTCTACGTGGACTGACACGCCGCCGGGCTGCTGAAGGTGCATTGTTCTCGATGGATGCTATCCTAGCTTCTGATGGCGGTGACCTAATGGTGCAGAAGCCTACTCAGGAAGCACCTAAGTCATTAGCTAAATCTAAGACAATGGCCGGGGCTGGTATTGCAGGAGCTGCAACAGGCTTGAATGAAGTCGCTGGGCAGATTCAAGGACTTGTAGCTTACGCTCCTATGCTCAAGACAGTCTTCCTACTATGTGCCATTGGTGGCATAGCTCTTGCGGCCTACGCCCGTTGGAAGGACAATAAGGAAGGTATTCACTAGATCATGGAAAACTTGAAGATACCCCTAACATTGGTTTTTGCTATGGTTATTCAGTTAGCTGGGGGAATCTGGTGGGTTAGCCAACAGGCGACAACCATATCAGGTCTTGAAGAAACCGTGAGCACACTAGGATCACGAATGGCCCTAGAGGATACAATCAATACAAAACGTGATGTTAAAGAGAACCAAAACGAACTTAGTCGTGTGCAAGAAGACTTAGATGATGTTTGGACTGATATGTCTGCAATGACAAAAGCTATATCTGAAATCAATAACATCAAACAGCGCATAGCAATTCTTGAGAACGAGCTAAAGTATATCGCTCGAAATTCAAATGCTGGTGCGAAATAATGTTTATCTTCGGCAAGATCAAACTCTACCTTATCGCTGGTTTAGCTCTACTGCTTCCCATTCTCTACGTCTTAGGGCGCAAGGATGGTAAGAAGATAGAAAAGGGTAAAGTTCTTGCCGACGAATTACAGGCCCAGAAACGGTCTTCAGATTTTTACAAAACGATGGCAAAGCATGAAGAAGATACTTCTGTTAATAGCCGGGATGGCCTTATTAAAAGGCTGCGCCGAGACGGTCTATAGGACTAAGCTAGAAGTCTACTGCCCCCCGCTAAAACAGTATTCCCAAGAATTTAACGAAGAGCTGTCGGTAGAGCTAGAGGTTCTACAGGATGGGTATACGGCCATTCCAATGGTTGTTTCTGACTATGTGAAACTACGGGATGAAGTGAAGGCCTGTCAGAAGGAAAGAGATAAAAATGGCGATTAATGTAACTTCACCCGGAGGTCTAACTGGTGGCCGTAAATTTATGGGTCAGCAGTATAGTGACAGACGTGTAGGAAGCAGTGATGTAGTGCTAGAAGCACAGAAGATACTGGATGATCCTACTAGCTACGCTGCCAGTCAAGGTATGTTGGTAGGCCAGCAAGTACCTTTTATGGATTCCAGTGCTGGTGGAACTCAAGGCACTCAGGTAAACTACGGAAGTACAAATCAATTTAACACTACTGCAGCCACGGGTACTACGGCAGCCGGGGCTAATCTTATGCCCGAGGCTCCTACAGCCCAAACAGGATACAACTCCGCTTCAGTAACCAACGCTATTAATGAAACAGGCACAAGTGCTAATGCATCCACAGCTACAGCATCATCAGGATCGTTAGTAGATGTAGACGAAACGCAGATGGCCCTTGAGGGTGATGCTGCAACTGATAGTCTAAATGATGTAGCGATGTACAACACATCGAATGTATTAGACACTAGCACTATTGCAGGTAAATTAGTTGCCCGTGATCTAGGTGAATTTGGATTTGTTGATAGTAAGAGGACAGTTGTAGGTCAGCTAGACCTTCTACAGAAACACTTCGTAGATCCTAACACAGGCGAATACAAGATCCCCGGGTTTATGGCTGATATGGCCAACTCCATTAAGGGATCTTTAAATATTAAAGGGGCAGACTCTCAGCAGATCACAGCCAAGCTGGCTACTGCGATGATGTCTAACCTCGTAGGAATTGCTGATAAAGAAGCCAATATCATGAACGGTATTGCTTCGGAGAATATGACTGCCAAGAATGCTCAGTTTATGCAGAAGGCTCGTATCCTTTCGCAGCTCAAGATAGCAAACGCAGATGCAAAGACACAGGCACTTACATATAACGCTACTGTTGTTAAGAACCTAGACTTAGCTAACTTAGCTAACCAACAGCAAGCTGGTATGCTTAATGCGTCCCAAAGGTATTTAGCTTTATTTGAGGATGCCAAGGAAACTAACTTAGGTAAGCGATTTGATATTACAAATGAGCTAGACCGTGAACAGTGGTACGAAACATTGTCCACTAACACTGGGCTTGCCATTGCTCAGATGAAAGACACCTTTGAGAAGTTTAACTTAGGCGAAGTCAACGCAACAGCACGGGCAAATCAGGCCGCTGAGATGCGTATGTTTGAATTTGAGAAGACACACCAACATCAGATTGATCAGGATAATGTTGGTTGGCGCAGACAAGTAATGAATACTAACACACAGATGGCATTCTCCGCCGCACAGATGGATGCTAAGACTATACTCGGCATTACATCAGAACAGCACAACCGCCTATGGAATCGTGCTGATATGCAGTTTAATTACTTAGCCACATCCTCTGAAAGCCAGAAGGATCGTGACCTGAAGATGTTCCAGATGAAAATGGAAGCACAGATGGCTGCCATGAAAGCAAAAGCAGACAAGAAAAGTGCCTTGTTTGGTGCCCTCGGAAAGATGGGTGGAACAGTATTAGGAAATATGTTCGGTCAAGGTGGTTTGATGTCAGCAGCTTCCGCAGGTGGTACTATGTCTGCTATAGGTGGAGCACTGTCCACGGCGGTTTCATTCTTAGGCTTCTCTGATCCAGATCTAAAAACAAATATACGCCGTATTGGAACCCACAGTTCAGGTCTTTCCCTATACAAATGGGATTGGAATGACACAGCTAAAAAGCTGGGTGCGGATTCTCAAAACAACGTAGGTATTATGGCTGATGAGGCCAAAGATAAGTTCCCGCATGCTGTCCACGTACATCCAAACGGTTACTTAGCAGTTAATTATGAGAGGTTGCAATGAATTTAGAAGCAGCAATCCGGGCGTCTGTTCGGGAATATTATACCGGAAACCTACCCGAAGAGTTCATGGAACAGTTTCCCGATATGAAATACACGCCTGAATATTTTATCAAACTAGAAGATGAAATCATGGAAGACACTAAGGGTGATGAATCCGGTGAGCGTCTGGATGATGAACTAATGGAAGAGGAGGGTATGGTTGATGCAGAACTTTGATATCCCTATCCCCGGTGAGAACTTCCTCTCCGATACACGAAATCAGTCGTGGCACAGGCCACCAGAATATGATCATCCAGATCAGTTCTTAAAGTATGTAGATAAGACATTTAAGAAGCCTCAGGCACAAACAGGCTTGGATACACTGGTGTCTAGTGGTGTCTCCGTAACCACGATGACAGACTTCTTCATAAGCCGTTCCATCATGGACGGTTTAATTTCAATAGACTTCGGAATCCTGATGGCAGGTCCTACCGCCCGGGCAATCGAACTTATGTGCGTACAGCTCGGTATCGACTATGAGATGGGTTTTGAGGACAACACAGAAGTCCCAACAAAAGAAGATGTACAACACATTGCAGATCTAATTGAACGTGATGGGTTAGTAGAGGTTGATCCTGAAGAAGAGGATATACCAGAAGAAGAACAGGCGGCTGAAGAAGAGATGGGCCTAATGGCACCAGAAGCTGATTTAGCAGGGGAACCCGCAGACAAAGATATGCAAGCAGAGATGCTTGGCTTAAATGCAGAAGAGGGGCCTTTAGATGAGCTACAGTGAATATAAGTTTGGTGATTTTCGTAAGTATTATGAAAGTGGGCCGAGTGATGCACTGGTAGGATTTGCCACTGGATTTGCTGACTCGTTTTCATCCTCATTTAATGAAGCTCGTGCCGCCCGTAACAAGGCAGACGATGATCTGTTTAAGTTAGCTATTACAGATATACAGGACCGTGAGAAAGCTAAAGCTAAAGCGGCTACCAAGTCCACAAATTATAGATCTCAGGCCGCATCTCTGGCAGCAAACTATCCTAATTTACCCGGGATAGAGGCTACGATTTATCGTAACCTTGTGGGTGGTATGACTGCAAATCAAATTGTAAGTGACCTACAGTCAGGTATTAAAGACAACAGAATTAGGTTTCAGGCCCCTGATGGTACGATTACTAACCCTCTGGAAGCAACAGAACCTGAGGTAAAGGCCGAGCCTGAGGTGAATACTGAGGAGACATCTGCTTTAGATGCTCAAACAGATACTGTTCTGAGTTCCAATCAGCCTGAAGACAATAGCAGCGAACTGTTATTATCCAGCCTATCTACTAAAAATGTAGATACGGATGAAGGTCTAGCCTTCGAGCCATACCAAGAAGCTGGGATAGGTGATAGCTGGATTGATCGTGTACGCCAAAGACAGGCGGAGCAACGGCTTAATCGAGTAAATGCACGAGTAGAAAAATGGAAGGAAATGACAGGGCGTAATGTTACCTCTGCTTCTGGACTTACTGCGAGTAGTAATACATCACCTAGTGTCAGAACTGAAGTAGATGCCGCAAGCAACAGTGGGGTAGCCCCTCTGACAGCCGTAGGTGATGCGGTTGGTACTTTGCTGATCATGCCTAAAGACCCTAAAGACACCACTAAGACGCTATCAGAGCGCATCGATATAACTAAGGCAACTGATTCTAGTAAGGTTTTGGCCGCATTAGGCGCACTGAATCTGGAGGAAAATCAGCAAGATCCTGAAGTCGTGGCCATGCGTACTGAGCTAGAGTCACTGCAAAAAACTCTGCAGTTGTTTCCAGACATAGGCGATATGAATGAAAACC